AAGTTCTCTCGGAACTAATGCAATTCAATCATCTGGTCAAAGTTTCGGACAAAATTCATATATTAAGTTCAATAATGGTCTATTAATCCAGTGGGGAGTAAAGGCTGGAGCTGTAGGATTCTCCTCATTATATCTACCTACAAGTTTCTATGATACGAATTATATCGTACAACTAACGGGAGTATCAGCTAATACAACAGAGATTATAGTGTATGCTCCAACAATATATACTAAAACAGTTTCTTCATTTAAAGTAGGTACAAGGTATATAGCAAGCGGAGGAGAAATAGCTTGGACAGGTTGGCAGTTTACTTGGTTTGCAATAGGTAAATGGAAATAATTTAAAAACAAATATCATGAAATATTGGAAAAATGGATTCTATGACGAACCGGTAGACGGTTCGGTAGAAATTACGGATGAATATTATCAAGAGTTACTGGCTGGTCAATCTACCGGCTTGATAATAACTGAAAGCAAAAAAGGATATCCTATTTTAGTTGTGCACGAGGCTACTATCGAAGAAACCAGAGCGCAAAAACTTGATGAATTACGATTGTTCGATTCATCTGAAGCAGTGAATCAATTCAGTATAAACGGAGTATTTGGATGGCTGAATAAGAATACTCGTGTAGGGCTTATGAACTCAATTAGTATTGAAAGAGAAACTGGACGATCTGAAACAAGTATTTGGCTAGGTGATACGCAGTTTATTCTCTCTATCGAGAAGGCCGTTAATATGCTGCAACAACTAGAATTATATGCCCTTGCGTGCTATGACACAACACAAAGGCATATCAACGCTATCAATCAATTAGAAACAAAAGAAGAAATTGAAGCATACAACTTCAAAACTGGTTATCCCGGAAAGCTCAACTTTGCCGGATAACCTATCGTATAATCGTAGTTTTCGATTTCCTCAATAGTCTGCAATGATCTGACTGCTGCGATGTGCGATTGTGTCACATTGTAGCAGTTTAATGCATACATTTCAATCTCATTCAGCATTGATAAAGCGTCAGGTATAGGGATAACATACTTCACTGCATCATACCACAGGATTGTATGCGTTTTCCCTGCATTTTTCTCAATCGAAATTGAGTTAAATAATCCAACACGTGTGGATTTGTCTAACCACATACTTTCCCCTTTAATTTTAAAAGAATTGACATCGGCCGATTTGTCAAATATCTGTATTTTAGATATTTTCATTTTTCGCACTTCTTCGATGTCGTACTCATATTCTACCAAAATCGGGTATCCATTCTTACTTTCAACTATCAGTAAACCGTTAGACTGCCCATCTAATAGCTGATTGTAATGCTCATCCGTTATTTCTACTGAACCGTCTACCGGTTCATCGTAGAATCCATTTTTCCAATACTTCATAATATTTGTTTTTTAGTTATTTCCAACGCCCGATCGCAAACCAGTCCCATGATTCTTGTGATAATCCAGTAGTACCCCCACTTGCATAATTTCTATTCAAATAAAATCTACTAACTGTTTTATTTATTGCCAAAGGAGATGATGAATATACGGCGGAGTCACTACTAGGCTTATATACAGTTGCAAATATTTTATATTCAGTATTATAAAAAGATGTAGGCATAGTCACACTATACGAAGCTGTAGATGAACCTCCAACTCTGCCCCATTGTACAAGTAATCCATTATTGAATTTTGCATAACCGTTCAAGGATAGGTTTACGCTCATTGCGTTCGATAGATCAGCTAAAGCATACGTAGTCCCGAGAGAACTTTGCCAAATAATTGTGGCAAAAATCAATACTATTTTTCTACTAAAACAATTCATAATCAAATTGATGTTATAATATTTCCTACTTCCATCTTCCTATTGCGATCCATCCGAATATCTCCCCAGCTTCAATTGTTGGACCTACCGAATAAACTTTGAAATAAGATATATTTTTCCCATTTATCATTTTTACTATCGAATTCATAACAGAAGAAATAGCAGTAGTTACTACAACATATGAGGTATTATAAAAACTAGTAGGAAAGTAAACTATTTGATTTACGCCATTTCCTCCAGTTCCCCACTGAATCAATAACCCATCCGGTAGCTTATAATATCCGTTCTGGGATAGGCTTTTTGTTGTTACATTGGAAAAATCTTTCAATGCGGCGTTCGTCCCGAGAGAACTTAGTAAAGTTTTCTCCGCATCCGTCATGAATTTTCTTGTAGTACTTTCTTCAATCATTGATGCTGGATGAGAAGCCGGATGAGAGTAATTATTAGCTCCGGAGGCTATTCCGCTAAGTTTTGTACGTTCTGCATCCGTCATAAAACGATGAGTCGAATCTTCTTCAACGTCCGTCGCTGTATGTTTATGAGAACTTGCAGCATAACTACCCTTGGGTTGGTATGCTGAATCGTGGTTGTGATTTCCTGCCGCCTTACTATTCCAAGTAGATCTTTCCGAATCTGTGACAAATCTATGTGTAGAATCGTCCGTAATGTCAGTTGCTGCATGTTTATGAGAAGACGGTGCATAGCTACCTTTAGGTTGATATACTGAATCGTGATTATGGTTTCCCGCAGCTTTACTGTTCCAAGTGCTTTTTTCTGCATCAGTAACAAAGCGGTGAGTACTATCCGGAGTAATATCCGTTGCTTCGTGTTTATGCGAACTCGCTGCATAACTTCCTGCTGGCTGATAGACCCCTGTATGAGTATGATTCGACGGGGACGCACCAACCTCGGAAGCTGTATAAGATGGTTTACTTGCAGCTTTCGCCCATGCAGGCACATCGCTTGCTGGCATAGAAGTTGGAAAATCACTTATTTCAGACTTCTTATGAGTATGCGCTTTAGGTGTACGTGCGTCACTTAGTCGACTATCATTTCCTTGGCAAACAGTTCCGGAAGTTGTGCCAAAGTTCTTATTGAAAGCTGTATTTTTTGAGAATACAGGTTCGTATATTCCTGCATGGTTATGTGTATCCAAAGCTGCTTTCAAAACCTTCCCTTGTTCGGCAGAAAGGACCTTGCCAGTACCACCACTTGTTAGGTTGTTGACAATATCGGAAACGTTGATTTTCTTCCCTAACTCTGTTGCCATGGTAGCGGCGAAGTTCGGATCATTATTAAGGGCATTAGCCAATTCAATAAGCGTGTCGAGGGCTTCCGGTGCTCCAGCTACAAGTGCATCCACTGCATCTTTTACTTTAGCATCAACTCCAGAAACTGCGTTATTGGCGGCCTGTGCTGCCGCATTTGCGCTATCTGTGGCAGCTTTAGCAAGAGCTGTTTGCGCTACTGATGCGTTTTTGGCTGTATTAGCATCATCAGTAGCTTTTTTCGCTAAAGCTGTTTGGGCTTCCGATGCAACTTTGGCAGCGTTAGCCTCTTCTGTTGCTTGGTGGGTTTCTTCTTTGGCAGCATTAATACTTATAATTGCTGCGTTAGCGTCATTAGTAGCTTTCTTTGCAAGAGCAGTCTGTTCAACTGATGCGTTTTTGGCAGCATTTGCATCATTCGTAGCTTTTTTTACAAGTTCTAGTTGTGCGGTAGCATCTCCTGTAGCAGATGTCATTTCTTGTATAATACCGCTATACTCTGACTTACGTTGGGATTCGGCTTCTACACGTTCTGTTTCAGCAGAGACACGCCTAGTCTCATTTGAGGAACGAGTATCTTCTGCAGCTTTGCGGGTATCTTCATTTTGCTTTCTTTTATTTTCTTCGGATACCCGGGCTGTCTCCGCTGATTTACGTTCTGTTTCAGCGGACTTTCTTTTGTTTTCTTCTGATACTCGGGCTGTCTCCGCTGATTTACGGTCTGTTTCAGCAGATACGCGTTCAGATTCGACAGTAACGCGATTATCTTCGGCTGTCACACGTGCAGTTTCATTCGTTTCTCTCGTGGATTCGGCTTCTTTTCGTTCATCTTCGGCTGTTACGCGATCTGTTTCAGCTGTAGAACGTGTTGTTTCAGCCGCTTTTCGTTTGTCTTCTTCCTTCACACGTTCCGATTCTGCAGAAGAACGTCCTGTTTCAGCGGTCTTACGTGCATCTTCATTACTTTTACGTGTTTGTTCATCTGACACTCGTTTATTTTCTGTTTCAACGCGGCTAAGTTCTGCAGATACACGTTGCCCTTCAGCGGTCGCACGAGCTGCTTCCTCTGCTTTACGGGTATTCTCATTTATGATACGTACTGATTCTGCAGCTGACCGGGCTTGTTCTTCATTTGAACGATTTCTTTCAGCATCGATACGAGTAGCTTCATTGCGTTGTCGAGTATCTTCATTCGCTTCTATTTGGGTTCGGGAATCATCGGCCGTCTTTGCTGCGTCATTGGCCTTCTTTGTTGCTGCAACTACGTCATCATAGGCTTTCTTTATGAATTCAAGACTAACTTTTACACTTGTTTGTACGCCATTCACCATTTTAACGCCAATAGTGTACAATCCTACCATGCTATCAGCAAGCGTTAATTCGCTGATTTTTTTCTTTTTAATTGGCATAATTTTTTAAGTCAATATAAAATATTCCATCTTCTGTTATGATAAATTCTCCTGCTTCGGATGCAAGCAGGAAGTCTGTTTCTCCAATCCGGAAACTAGTAAATACAAGTTTCAAGGTAAATTCCCACCATACCCCATTATTAAGAAGAAAATTGTTTGTCTGGCAACTCTTATAATAGCAAGGATAGCTTTCACTCCACTCATCACAATAAAATATACGTTCCGCATCGGAATACTCATATCCTTCATTATCTGTCTTAGCAGACAGTTTTGTGAGATCATAGAGTAGGGCATCGCGATTACGCCAGAACGTTTCAATCGTCCCGGCCCGCATCAGGCATTTGAGAGATACTTCTTTGGTTTGGAATTTCACAACTTCACCGTCATAGATTGCTCCATCTTGACGTTTGAAATTCTGTAATAGGTTCTTTTTTACCGTCGGAGCCTTTAGTATTTCAGCATTGCTACCTTGCAATACGACTACGCCATAATCGGATAAGTCTTTGTTATCAATCTCGTAACCTTTAGGCATTGGAAGCTCATTTACGGGCTCCTGGTATTCGTAATCGACTTCTCGGGGGAAGTCGTTACTAAAAATAAATTTAGCAACTTCAAGGCTCGGATTAATAACATAGTTGCTTTGGGAAGACAGACGTAACTTATAACTCCTGCCGATTAAGGGAAAGTAAAATTCATGATAACTCAAGTCAGAAAGTATATCAATCAGTCCACTAATACCCAAACTGCCTATATATGCAAACTCAATGCTTACTTCAGCCGTATCCAATATAGGACTAGAAAGATCAAATTCCTGTCCGTCTTCTTCTGGCCAATCATTCTTGTCCGGTTCCTTCATGGCTGGAAATGCTACCAGGTTATTATAACTTCCCTTTGTAATACATATACCCAAACTGATATAAGCATCTATTCTGTCTATTAGTAATTGCCCTTTCATCGCTTAAGTGTTATACCTTTAGTGTTTAACGTGTCTATTCCCAGCTTTACAGCGTACATGAACTCCCTTATTTCCACAAGGTTAGATGTGTAATTGGAGATATCCGATAAATGGGAAACAATAGTATCATTACATCGAAGCATTTCAGCCATATTCTTATCCATATTTATGAGATATGACAGTTTCTCTGCTATTTTCTCTGTTCCTGAATTAATACTCTTAACTTCCTCATTTATAGAATAGGTATGCGAAGTCACTACAGCAAAACTACCGTCTAGCTTATCTGCAGAGTCTTGCGACATTGAAGCAAATCCTTTCTTTGATGCCTCACGCTCATCGTCGTTATCATTCCAGCCGAACATTTCTGCCATTGCATCTCGTTTTACTTTCATTTCATTAGAGAGCTGTTGCCCTTCTGCCTTCAGTGCATTATACTCATCTTCAGTCATACCGTCATCCATAGCATTGTTAAGTTTTTCTCTCCAAGCCATTAAGCTGTCCATGAATTCTTCTTTAAGCATAGAATTTACGATAGCATTCTTCATGTATTCCTCGAAATTGTCGGCGAAATCAGCACTATCAGCATCCATGTCTGTTAGTAGATCTTGAAAGTCAGAACGAAGAGAAGCATAATCAATAAGAGTTGTATCAGCAATTTGTTGTTCCAATACCTCTGCCACTTGTCCGACACCATTTGCGATTTGATCGGCAAATTTCTGTGTGTCTGAATCAAGTTGAGACCAGAAGATACCGGCATGTTCCTGAAGTTCCGCAAGTTGTTCATCGGTCAAATCAAATAGGCCAGTCATACGACCACCCATTTTCTTCTTAAATTCCTTTACGGACATGTCTAATGCCTCTGCTGCTTGTTTCCAGCCCTCATCTGACATATCTTCAACCTCGCTGTACCCTTTTGAGTGAGACTTTCCAGAAGCACCAGAATTTAGATACTGCCGACCTAATACTTTTGCATTCTCACTTTGCAATTTTATGTTAGCGATGGCTGCTTCATATACTGCGTTTGCAGTATCTCCTGTAAGAGTTTCTGCTAGTTCTAACTGTTTCTCAATTACCCGATCAAGAATGTTGATGTAGGATTCATATGCTTCTTTTGCCTTTTCATATTTCTCGGTCGTATCATCCTTAGTGAACATACTGAAAATCTTCGTCGCTACCTGTATTACTGCACTAATAACAGCAAGAATAACAGATGCCTTCTCAACTGTACTGATAGCGTTAGCCGATGTATCTGCTGCCATTTCAACACCACTCATAGCAGTCAATGCAAAGGTCCCTATTTCACCAATCAATGAGATAATTTCACCAGCCGGTCCACCGATTGATTTTCCAACATCAGTTAATGCGTCTGATAATTCATCTAACTGTGCTTTTACATCTTTCTCTGCTTTCTTTACCTTAGCATCCTTCTGTACCACCTTATCTTTCGCCTCATTGTATCTCGAAGTCTTTTCTTTTACTTTATCCAAAGCCTGTGCCTCGGTCAGATAAGCTTTTGTGGAATCAATTTTACCAGTCTTTTCGTTGAATTTAGAGGACTTGACACCATTTTCAATCTTAGCACCACCTTTTACAGCTTCTTGAGTCTGTTTAGCATTTTCTAATTCAATTTGCGCATTAGCTAACTCTTCCTCTGCTTCTGCTAGTTCTTTCTTCTTGTCAGATAATGATTGAAACGGGTTACGTGAATCCAATTCATCCATAATTGATTGAATAGTACTAGTATATTCGCGAAGCTGGTCCGGAGAAAGAACTTTGGCAGCCGTACTCTTTGCATTCTCTAATTGAGTCAGCAGAGAATTAAGAGTTTCAGAAGACGTTTCTTTCAGATTTTCAAATGCACGAACATACTCCGGAGACTCTTTCAACTTATCGTAATCCAGGCCCATCAATTCCATTCCCTTGTTTTTTGTCGCCTGGGCTATGGAACGATCAATCTGTTCTACTTGATCTGTATCTCCATTCTTTACAGCTTGTTTTCGTTGTTCCTGCAGGGTAGCAATATCTTCATTGAACTTTTTCTCAATTGCGAGACGTTGATCTGTATAATCCTGATACTGATTCAACAGTTCGGATAAGTCATCTCCACGATTATATTTAGTATTTGTAACTTCCTTTTTTTCATTAGCAACTTTATCAAATGCATCAAACTGTTTCTTTACTGGCTCTGATTTGACATATGCTGATGCATTGAAGGTTTTCTTTTTATTTTGTGGATTAGCTTCGAAAGCTGAACGAGCTTTTTCAATTTCTTGTAATTTCTTATCCTCTGCTTCACGCTCGATAGCCTGTAACTCTAGATTATGATTGAGTTTCCTTTGTCTAAGGACCTTTTCGCTACTCTCTTTGAGCTTGTTGATTTCAAGTTGTTCGAGTTCATTTGCAGAGTCCTCTTTCATACGCTGCTGCTCTCTATTCTGCTTATCTAGCAGGAGTTTATACTTCTCCTGTTCTTCACGGAGCTTGTGAGCTTGGTCGTCCTGCTTGGAAGATGAATCATAGACTTTTAATTCTTTTTCAGCTTCCTTCAGCTTCTTGATATTTTCTTTGTAGGAAGTAATAACGGCAGAATCTATCCCTTTGAACTTTCCAGCATCCATTTGCTTCTTTTGTGCTGAAGCGATTGATTCCAATGCTTTCGTAGCATCATCTTTTTGTTTTGTCCAAAAGGCTTTATTTTGAATGGCTGCTTTTTCTTCTTCTTTCTTTTGTTCTTCCTTTGCTTTCTTCTGAATTTCATTTATTTTCTCTACTTCTTCTTTTGCAAGACGGGCAGACTCTGCAGCTTCATTCTTCTTTTTGGCTAATCGTCCAATTTTTATACTTAATCCGGGATCCTCAATACCATCTTTTCTGTTTTTTTCAGCTTCATCGATAGCCTTTTGCCATTCAGCGGTAGCTGCATCAAGTTCTTCTTGCTTCATAACAGCTCTAACCTTAATCCCCATAACATATTGCTCATTTTTATCTTTGTTGAGTAGTTTTAAAATATCATGGAGTTCCATTGTTTTAATCTTCTCCAAATCAAGATTTTTTAAAACATTTGGCATTATAGATTGAAGTTGTTTGTATGCACTTAATTTATCAAATTGACTGGATGTTTCGTCTCTTATAATATTAACAAGGCTTTCTGCCTTATTTCTCAATTCATCAAAATGTTTTTTTTGAGTCTCCATAGCAGCATTATGCTTTTTCATAGCTCTTTCGGAGTCTGATTCTGCTGTAGCACATTTATAAATTGCATAGCCAAGTCCAGCAAAAGCAGCTGCAGCTAATACATAAGGATTAGTTAACATTGCAGCAGCATTTTTTAGTTGTGCAATAGTTTGAGCTTTGAGAGCTTTTGTCAATAAGATTCGAGAAGATGTATTCTTTGCAATCATTGTTGCCTCAATAGCATACAAGCCTTTCTTTAGGACTAAATCTGCGGCCTCAATAGCACGCTGTCGATTTACAATTGCTGTTACCGTTGCATATACTTGCTTAGCAGTACTTACAGCAAGAATACTGCCTTTGTATCCTGCAAGGGCAGTCGTAACAACAACTATTAATGCTCCTATTTCTTTCAATGCTTCTTGAGCGCTTCCGTCAGCAAAGGCTTCATTCATAGATTGTGCCGCACTGGATATCTCTTTCAAAATTTCCTGTCCTAACGGGCGAAGGGCTGCTGTTATATTATTACTAAGAAGCTTCATTTGATTCTCGGTTGATGAAGACATTTCTTTGAAAGCAGCTTCTGCTGCACCTGTTGCATTTTTCATTTGATCCAGATCGGACGCAGCACCTACTGCATTCTGTCCGGTTATCATTAGGGCGGCTTGTAAAGCTTCGTCAGTACCTAATAACTCTTTCATTTTTGTGGTACTTCCATTTGCTTCGTTATAGATGAGCTGTAATGCTTCTTGGAAAGAACGTCCGGAAAAGGCTGCATCACCTAAATGGTTAGCCGTTCCCATAATTGCCGCACGTATTTTAGTCATAGCTTCGGCTGTTGGAACTCCTTGTTTAGTTATTGATACGACAGCTGCTAGCACGTCTTCGATATCAATGCCAAAGGACGAGGCAATAGGAGCAGCTTGAGCAATACTCTTTCCAAGTTCTCCCATTGTAGTCTTACCAAGCTTGGCTGTGGTAAATAACATATCAGAAACAGATTCTGCTTCGGAAGCTCCTTTTTTATACGCATTAAGAATTGTAGTGATAGCATCTGCCGAAGTAGCCGTTTCTGTAACGCCACCGATAGCAGCCTTAGCAGATACTTTTAGAATATTCATAGCATCCGCTCCATCATGTCCTGCAGATACAATCTGATATAGTGCTTTAGCTGATTCTACGGCTCCAACTGGAACCTCTCTAGTCATATCGATAGCACTATTCATGAAATCGGTAAGACTGCCTTTTATTCCGCTTGAAAGTGTTGCAACTTCTTTCATGCTTTGCTGGAACTGCTTTTCGAAGTTATATGCTTCTTTGGCTGCTTGAGTAAAAGCGATCCCCGCACTAATGCCAATCCCTCCGAATACATCAAAAGCGGTAATTTCACCGGCCATTGCCTTTATGATTCCCATCGCTTCTTGACGCCCGGAATATAGCCTTGAATTATCTATACCTGTAGCGAAATATAACGCACCATCTTTATTCTGAATACCCATATAGCATTTATTCTTAAAATATAAAGAGGAGGTAAAATTTGGCTATTTCGAGAAGAATAAGCATCTTTGCAGTGTTCTAAGACCAAGGAACGATTTTTATTTCAACGTATTAGGGAGTTGATTCGCCTACTATATCACAATATAGGCTATCAATTCCCTTTGCTACATAATCCTAATGCGTTGCAATAGATTATGTTCCTTGGTCGGAAAGAATAGGGGAGAGATAGCCTTTTTCTATAATATATAAATTACTATTCATTAGCGCCATGACCAAGGAAAATGAGAACGTATCTGTAGCGAATAAAAGGAACTACACAGAAGAAGAAATCAATGCTGCTTACAAGAAGGGCAAGGATGAAGGAAGAATTGAAGGGATGCTCGCTTATCAGAAAAGATTGATTGAGAATCTACAGCGGGATAATGCATCTCTCAATCAGAAGCTTCAGGAGATTAAAAAATAATCCCCCATATCTTCACAGATACAAGGGACTAGAAAACATACTCTAAACCAATTTAATAAAAAAACAGTTAACCTAATATATAAACACAATGGCAAATTACCTTATCGTTTGACCTTTCCAGCAATATCGTTATATTTCTTTATCCTGACTGTCTTACTAGGGTCATCAAAAGACGGAAGTTCTACCCACTCATAATCTCGTCCTTCAACATTTCCGTCTTCGTCAGTCATCTTATTACGCTGTCTCATCACAAATGAGTACTCCTGAAGTAATATCTCTATTAATCCATAGCTACTATCCAACGTTTGATTAAACGTTAATCCTAGAGCTTCCTTTGCAATAACTAAGAATCTACTTTGGTTATATCCTTCCAGCTTTGCAGGTTCTTCCGAGCGGCTATTATCTCCGTCTCTCGTAGCGGGCTCACGTTCCGAAGCATCGTGATAGAGGTACAAAAAGGGTGGTACCCTATGCGATATATGATTGCATTGAATAATATGCGTATATCCTCCCATGTCGTATTGTCAATGAGGGCGTTTTTAAACCATGCCGGCGGATCACTTGGCTTGTTATGAATGCCCAGGCAAACGACATCGAGAAGTAGTCCTCCATATTTATTCATCAATTCTGGAAAATCAGCATTCAGCTCACCATCTTTAACAATCATTTTATCAATATCTTCTTTTTCAATTTCAAGGAGAAGTGGACGAATTCTAAACCATGTCCGGACAGTGATAGGCTTTATTACAATACAATCACCGGGATCCTTTCCTTTCGGAATAGAATCTCGGTTAGTAAAATCAAATGGAATCTTGACAGGCTGCTCCGTTACGGATTCCGATTCTTGCTGAAATAAGTTCTTTATACTCATAATTTCCTCAAGGAGCCTAGCCCGTTGTACTTCCAGGCAATACATTCAGTTATTCGCGACTAACTTTCAATACTTTCGGCTCCATTCTTCAAAAGTTTGCTCCTGCAGGCGGATTCGAACCGCCGGTATCTACATAACCAATGTAGCGCTTTTACCAACTAAGCTATACAGGAATCCAATTAGTTATTTCTTAGCTGCACTTGGAGCAGCTTCTCCGCCTTCGACATTCGCAGCATTCGCTGGGGCTTCTCCGCCTCCGGCAATAGTAACTACTTCGCGCATGAAAGCGGTCTGTCTCTTACCGTCTGCAGTAACAGCAGCTTGCATATATACACGAACAAGCAACAACTCTGCTTGCTCTGATCCGGGAGCCTGTGAAATCTTTGAGGCGATCTTGCCATTTACGATGGTATAAACGACCTTCTTACCGTCTTTAGGTAATGTTTCACACTGGAACGTTTTAGAGATAGAAGGAGTACTAAGAGGCTTTTTCCAGATATTTTTTCCTCCTGTTGTATCTACTTCACCGCCTGCCAGTTCTTTAAGGACTTCATTGGATGGAGTAGGGATGGAGAACTCAACATAATCTGTCGTATCTTTCACCAGTTCAACATAAAGGGGTTCTTCACTACCTTCTACTTCAATCTTCACTTCCTTGGGATCTGCAAAGTTAAATGCAACACTTCCTTTTGTCGGAAGAGGAAAATCTTTGAGGTCCGCTCCTGGAACACCGTCACCGACTGTTCCGAATTTAATTTTACCTACGCCCATAGCGATAGGTCTTACTTCTCCTGTCATAATTATTGATCTATTAAAATTTCTAATCTAATATTTGTACAAGCAAAGCCCTCTTTGAAGTCCGGCATTGGAACACTCCAGAGAACTGTCACTTCTTTACATGTACCGTCATTGCTATTGATTGAATCAAGCGATTTCCTTACCTTACGCCTAAGTTCCTTCATGCGCTGACGTCGGGGCATGCCGTTTTCATTCAAGGGGACAAAGATATTGACGTTAACAGGTACTTTATTAATGAAGTCGAGCTCATTCAATTGCAGGTGATTGATAACGATATGTTCATTAGTAACACCCGATTCCGATGCATCTTTGTAAATCATAACATTAGTTTTTGCAGTAATCACAGCATCGTAGACTATATCTACAGCGTCGAATTCATCCATAATCAAATCTTTCTAAAAACAGATTTCAATGTATCTCTTAGATATTTCTCACATTGCGTATTAGCTCCTGAAACTACTTCATACCCTTTAGCTTCTACGGATGCCGCGTATTCCATTCCTGCAACACCAACCAACACGTAACCACCGGAATGAGACAGAGATACTTCTTCTGCAAGCCTACGCCCTTTATACTTACCGGTTGTCTTATCAGTTCCTTTTTCACTTTCGGTAAAGTTCTCTGCAACCACTTTTCCGTTTTTCGCAATTATATATCCAATAGAGCTTCGAAGGTTACCTGTCTGGTCTTTATATGAACCACTCCGACGAGCCACTTCGATAAACTTTTCACCTCCAGCTTGCAGGAAAACAAGCATCTTGTCTTCCGCTTTGCTTTGAAAGTGTTCAAACCAACGTTCCATTTCATCAAAGGTGAATAGGGGAGTCATGCCGTTTCTCATACGTTAATAATTGAATGTGATTGATAAGGTTCCCAACAGATAATCGGTACGTCAATACCTTTGGAAGCGACTTTCAAACGCAAAAACTTACTACCTGATTGAGGCTGAATTTTGGTATAGAAATAACCATGCACTTGCGCTTCATCACCAGCCGAATTACGTTTATAGACAACAGTACCATCACTTACAGGATCATAACGTCCGGGAACGGATATTTCAATCGGTTTCCCCGGAACCCATTCACCGTTTACTGTCTTTCCGTTAACGTCGATAGTGACTATCGCTGTATGTGGATATCGTTTTACCATCTGTTACCAGCCTTTCCTTTGATAATGATTCGTTTCCCGAGTTTACCGGCTTTCTCCGGCTCCCCGTTTTCTATATACAGTTGTTTTGCAGTCTGGACATAGAAAGAACGGGGATGAGTGATAGAAAGCTTATTCTCACTGAAATCTTGTGAGTTTACTAACATGGCGTACGTATCAGCGACACAAAGACCGACTTGCTTCATGCTTTCAGCAGTACATTCTGCTTCGGAGTTGATACCCCGCTTAACGAAGACTACCTTATCCAAGAAGCCTTTCATATCCTCAATGGAGGGATATTCTAGTATTGTTTCTCTGATTGTTGCCATAATAGATGATTAATAACCCTCTTCGTCTGTTTTTTCAGTATCTTCACCTTCCGTCCATGCCTGGCCATCAGTTTTCATGATGTACATTGCATCAGGGTCATTGATTACTGGAATTGCGTTAGCTTCCGCTTTAGTCCACTCTTTGAACGGTTCCAGTTCAGACCACTTGCTGATAAAAACAAAGTCTTTTTTCAGCGTGGAAGCTTTCTTCTTGTACTCGACAGAGTGTTCTGCTGCAATAGGTCCATGCTGAACGTCGCCACACTGCAAATCTTCCAAGAAACAAATATTGGCAGCTTCCCATGGATTTACTGTAGTACGTTGATGAGCGGCATTCTCAATACGAACGGATGGACTTACAAGAACGATCTGAACACCTTCCGTATTCTCTTGGGCAGCAAGATACTCATTGATAACTTTCTTGGAGATAGTCAGCTTTTCTTTCTGATTAATCCAGCCCCTAACCTTTTCGATAACTGCCTTCTGTTTCTTCAATAGAGCAAATCTATCTTTGCGCATCACTACATATTTGATAGTAACACCTTCGGCAGAAGCGGCAACTACGGTATCTTCAATATCCTGCAAGCCGTCGGCCGTTGTAGACTTAGACCAATCCACAGCAGCAACTTTCTTGTTTTCATTAGGCATACCACAGCCTACAAATTCTTCGGTAACAATACCATTGTTATTGCTTGAATTGAGAACGAATCCACCTTTGGACATCAACTGCATACACCACCATTCAAAACGACCGCGAACAGCATTATATACAAAATCCTGATCTTTGAACGCAAGGTCAAGAATAGATTTCAAATCCGAATCACCTTCACAATCCCTGCTAAGTTGCTGGTATTCATTCCAATCACTTTCGTTCATACCGCGTTTTACAGCAGTCTTAGGAATATCACCTGACATCTTACCGATAACTTCACGTTTCTTTTGAGGTGCGGAAGAATCGAATGAAATAACGTCAGCGATAACTGGTGCACCTTTCTCACCTGTAAGAGTCTCCCATTTCAGAGAGTTCTTCTGCTTTACACCGAAGAAATTAGGGAAAAACACCGGCTTAACCTTACGCGAGTTAAGGCGGGCGCCCATATTCTTACGGTTCACTTGTTTAATTAAACTTCTTTCCATAT